CAACAGGCCGACCAAGTACAAGCGACTGGAACACGCATTTTACAGACGCTATGTCTTGCCATTTAGAAACAGCAAGGAGGGCTAAACAATGAGAAACTTTCTACACAGATGCGCTTGCGCTTTGGCACTAACCACAACTGGCGCAGTGATAAGCATACTCATAGGCTTTTTAGCTATTAACATTATGACAGGCTGCGGCTTAGTCAATGACTGGTCGCACCCCGCTTGCCTAACACCAACCGAGATAATATGGGGAGTAAAGTAATGAAGGAATATAAAGTAACTCTAATAGTAGAAAGCTTTTGTTTTGATGCAGAAGACAAAGAGCAAGCAGAAGAGGCTTTCTGGGATGTATGGCACAACGATAAAAACAGCCTTGATTGGGAACTGGTCGTTGATGAGGGAGATTAAGCAAACAGGCTATGGGGGAGCAATCCCCCTGCCACTTGGACAGCTCACACCGAGCTTTCCTAGCGGCAATAATGCCGGAACAGCCGAGGAGAAAAGACAATGGCACAAAGAGGAAGACCAAAGAAGATAGAAAAGCAAATTGAAGAAGCCCAAGAACGTATGCGCGAGCTTTGGGCTGAGAAACGAGAGAAAGCCAGCGCAGAGAAAGGCGAAGCAATGGCAAACTTAACAAGCGAGCAACAAACAGCAATAAGCAAATCGAATGAAGCCCTGCGCGAGTTTGTGCAGGAGTTTGGCGATATGTTTGACGTGAGCACAGACACAGCTAGAAAGCTTCAAAATGCTTTTTGGGCTATGTATCATGCTTTCGGTGATGAATAAGCAAGACGACTTGTTTGACCAGGCTGGAGCAATTCAGCCTGGCAACAGGCAAATAGATTTAGAGCAAGTAATCGAGGAGAAAGAAAGAAATGTTAATAGTAAGCCACACATTGAAGAGAAACGACAGCATAGGTAATAGCACCTATACGGACAACTACCAGCTAGTCGATACGCTAGAAGAAGCACGGGCAGCAGTAACGCAGATAATATCCCTGCACGGGGTCGAACTGTACTGTTATGCAATTAGCCAAGTTATAGAAGCCAGTGAGCCACATTGGGCAAACGTGAAGCCTATGGGCATTAAGGATTAGAGAAATGAACGCAGACGAGCTAAAGGAAAGACGCATCTTTCTGGCTATGACACAAGCAGAACTAGCAAATCGTTTCGGCTTATCTGATAGGACTATCCGCAACTATGAAAGCGGAGCAACGCCTATCCCTAAGACATTCGAGATAGCTATGGATGCTCTGGAGCTAGAAGAGAAATGAACATTATCACAAGACAAGAGGCAACCCAGCAAGGGTTGTCTCGGTACTACACAGGAAGCCCCTGTAAGTATGGGCATATAGCAGAAAGGAACAGAGCAAGTGGGTGCTGCTTGGTTTGTGCAAACGAAAAACAAAAAAAGAGATGGAAAGAAACCTACAAGCCAAAGCCTCAAAAGCGTAGCGAGTTAATAGAACTAAACAAAGCCGCTATAGCTCTTGGAAAGAAGACATTTATAGCACCTTTTAGGTGTTCAAAAGGCCACAAACCCATTCGCAAAGTCGCAAAGTCAATAGGCAACTGTAGGTGTTTAACTTGCTACAAACAAGACCTTTCTAAAGGTAGAAAAGAAAGACGCGAGGAAAAAATTAAAAGAATAGCAGACGTTGAAAAATCTCATGGCAAAAAGTTTCTATCGAGGAAGGATGCTAGAAAGCAAGGGAAGCGTTTGTATTTTACGGGGCAGTCTTGTAAGTATGGACACATTTCAGAGAACCTTGTTGCTTGTGGCGGCTGTTTAGAGTGTAGGCGCATTTATTACAAGGAAAACAAATCCGCCTTTGCCTCGAGAGCAAAACTCAGAAAGTTTTACATAAAAAAAGCAACGCCATCTTGGGTTTGCCTTGAAAGGGTACAAACCAAGTATAAGGAAAGAGAAGCTATGAGCGCATTAACTGGATTGCCGCACCATGTAGACCACATCATACCACTGCAAGGCGAGAATGTTTGTGGGCTCCATGTAGCAAATAATCTCAGGGTTATCCTTGCCAGAGACAACCTAAGAAAATCTAATCGTTTAGAAATGCCGCGTAGCAGTACTGCTTAGTAATGCAGCACTGCTTAGCTGGTAGAGCTTAGCTGGAAAAGCTAAGCTCTTTTTTTTATATAAAAAACATTCTGCTTGGGGATGTTCTAAGCTACTCTGCTAAGCACTACAGCTAAGCACTGCGTTTTCTCTTCGTGAATTATCATGAATTTAAATCCGCGTCAATCCCCTCGCACATCCTCTCCCTGACAAGCATACACCATGCAGAGAAAGACACCGTGCAAGTGTAGTCTGTGCTTGCATATTCAGGGTTGACCAGCCCAAGCCTGACAACACAGTGAATAGCCGCCCTATCATATTTATATATTAAAACAGGTTCTTGCTGATGAGAAACGGCGGCATCTGCTGCCTGTTTCCACCAGCTCTCATGGTAATGACCCCCGTTAGCCATAGCGTAGCGTTTGCACTCAATGACCCAACCATCCAGCCCAATCAAATCACCGTGGTCGGCTGCCCTGTATTGCTCAAGGTCACGCTTAACCCTTACGCCTAGATGCTGGTCTATGAGAGCCGCTACCTCACGCTCGAAGGCAGCACCCTTGTTACGCCCGTTAGTCATCTAAAGAACTATTCCCTGACTCTTTGTTGTACTCAGGCCGAGGCGCAGCCTTGCCAGTCATATGCTCTTTGATAGCCACATCCTCAAAGCCAGATGGACAAATCTCATTCCATCTATCCCACTGCTTCTTGTGCTCACGCTGTTGCGCTTCCCAGTCTTTTGTTCCACCCATTTACTCTTCCCTTACTAAAATAACTCTACCCATTTTACCGTGCCAACCCTGCATAGGATATGCTTTCCAACCCTGCGGCACGGGTTCACAAACCAGTGAATACTTCACAACCTTAGTGTATTGAGCCTGTGTTTTCGAGCTGGACAATGATTTGCATTTCATCTTCATCAATCTCCACCTCTATCTCACCAGCTCCCTCGCATAGCTCGCAAGTCATAAGCTTGGCGACTAACTCCCCGCCTCTTGGCGCACCGAAGTCTGCCTCGCCTACCTCGTACTCTAACTGACCATCACCATCACACTCAGGACAAACTATTATCGCTAGACCGTCTAGCAACTCTTTCTCTGAAAAAGTCATCTGCGCCTACCTTCCCGCCCGTGGCGATAAGAATGATATACATAGTCTCTGGGCTAGGAAATCTTTGCCCATTGATAATGCGAGAAACAGCAGCAGCCGATAGCTCGCACTGTCTGGCAAACTCACCTTGGCTCATATTCTCTTGTATCAAGTAATCAGATAAAAACATACGGTTATATTAGCTGTTGACAGTTTGGTAAGCAATAGTTAATCTGACAATGGAGGAGAAAATCATGGAATATGAAGTACCTGAATATAGTAAATCCTACGGCAGATATCACGTCTCTGCATCTGGCGGAACACAGTCACTTGACGAACACATACTCAAACTGCTGTTACGCAAGGAATATAAGATAGGCTTTCCAATGTCTGCCCGTCCCAGAGCTGGGCAAATAGTGCAGATAGTAGCCGACCTATGTATGGGCTTGCACGACTATAGCCCCATCAGAGGCCAACAAGAACGCTGGGACTTTGCCGAGGCTTTGCGTCATGGCATGGCTGAGTTTATGACATACCAGCCATTGACTTGGGATGGCGGCGCGGATGCGGAAGCATTTGCCGAGTTCAAGAACCACATAGGGGAAATGTCCCGCCACGCTGTTGATGGATTAAATGAGTTTTTTGGTGATGAGGAGCTAGAAGGTGAGTATCAGCGATATTACAAAGACCCACGCATTGATGTACCAGTCACGCTATTCCTCGACTACGCGAGCGAAGGTAGACAGATTGACCTCAAGTGTTCCCTCCCTCTCAAAAACCCACCAAAGAAAGACGGGACAAGAACTTGGCGAGTGCCAAAACCAAAGACAGAACCCACTCCGCAGCAAGTCATGCAACAAGCGGTCTATCATAAATCTACTGGCCTAACCCCAGGATTGCTGTTTGTAACGAGTGCTGGTTACAACATCGTAACCGCTGAAAATTGCCCAGCATTACAACCAGATAGACTTGAAGAAGCATACGAGAATGTGGTAAGGCGTTGGCTTGCAATGCAAAAGTTAATGAAAGTAGCCAATGGAAACTGGCGAGAATTGTTTGCCCTAGTGCCGCCGGACTTCGGGCAGATAGCAACAAGGCATGGCGGAGAAGTATTAAAGATAGCTAAAGAAGCTTGGAGGACAGAATGACCGAGATAGAACAGGAACACGCCCAGCTTATAGACCTAAACTTAGAACGGTTGAACAGGCTGGAAAAAGAATTAGAAGACACAAAGGAAACGCTGTTAGCCATGATGAACATGATGACAGCTTACTTTGAAAGCCAAAAGATTGAATTTGAGGAGTTAAATGATGACTGATATCCAACAGGCTATGGCTCTATGCGCGGAGCTAAACAAAACGCACGGCGTTAAGCAACGCGGGGGGAAAATGTACACCCAAGTTGTGCACCGCATGGAAGCCTTTAGAAAGGTCTTCGGTGTATCTATGGGGGTTGATACCCAGATACTTGTAGACGATGGACAGAGGGTCGTTATAAAGGCTATAATCACTAATGCAGATGGCATAGTAGTTGGCTCTGGTATGGCAGAAGAGATACGGGGGCAAGGCCACGTCAACACTACATCTGCTTTAGAGAATTGTGAGAGCAGCGCGATAGGACGTGCGCTTGCCTCGATAGGATTAGCTGGTGGCGAATACGCATCAGCAAATGAAATGGATGCTGTCGGGAGAAAGACAGATATCCAAAACAGTCAGGCGGCTGGCGCTGGCAGTCCTCCTCCAAAGTCCGATGCGACTCCGCCTGAACCCACACCCGCACCACAGCCTGAACCTGTAAAGGTAAAGGAAAACCCGACAAGCGAAGATGAGCAAGACTGGGCGTTCTACAATGACCTAGAGGCTCAGCTCGTCACGAAAGACATTCCGGCTAAAGTTGAGAAGTTGTTTGTCGATAACAAGAAAAAGATTAAAGATATTTCCGCAAGGAATAAGGATAGAGGGGACAAGTTTGTGCTTCTCTTCCAGAAACGCCTGAGTGAGCTAGAAGGAGTGGCATAATGGCAACAAGACTAGAAAAGATAACATCAATCAAAGTGTTTCCAAACGATGAAGGAGCTGCCAAGTGGGGCAACAGCAAGTTTAGCCCGTACAAGGATGGCTCACCAGCAGACATCACACTAAGAGGTGACAAGAAGTACAGGGTTTCTGTTTTTGAAAATGATGACGGCACTCTGGGCATTTCTATCACCGAGCCAATCCAACAACAGGCGGGTGATAATCTGCACGACAACGTACAGCAAGGCGGTCTGCGCAAGGTAGCTGAAACAGCAGCAGTAAAGCGTAACGCACTTAGCCTTGATGATGACATTCCATTTTAGTAATGGAAGTCCAGCCACAAATCTTGATAGCAGCCTACGATGATGGGCTGCTTATCACCATAGACAGCAAGCCATACTTTCTTAACATGACAGAGAAACGTATGCTTGAGCTGGCACAAGACCTGATTAACAAAAGCCTTGATAATATTCGTAAGGATAAATATGGCTTGGTACGATAGAGGAAGAAAGAAGCCTAAACCAAAACAACCACAGCACAAGGTTACTTGCGTTGAGTGTAACAAGGAGCATCCAGCTCTATTCAACACATGGACTTGTAACGGTAGAGGAGAAGTGTTGTGTTATGGAACTGAGGAGAGTTGTTTCAATGTATTGTTCGAAATGTCTAAGCGAATTGATAGAGAAGAACGTGCCAATAAAAGCAAAGCGGGGGAAGTGGAACTTTCTAAACCACCTGAAGGATGGTGATAGCATCCTCGTTGGCACTGAGGACGAATATAATAATGCGAGGAGAACTATGTACTATAAGAACATACCGCACAAAAGCGCTAAGATGCCAGACGGTTCAGGGTGGCGCATTTGGAAGGTAGAACAGGATACCGCTGGACAGCTCTAGCGGTAGAGGACGGGGCGGGTTTTTCGTAAAGTGTGAAAGTTGATTGTCAACAAATACCGCGCACAACGGGAGTGTCTTTACCGCCCCGTTCTCACTATTTCTTTCCCTTTTTTGCTTTGTTTCGCTTGGATATAGCTGCTGCCTTTTTCTTTGCATCAGCCTTCGATGATGCGCCCCATGCGCGTAATGATAATAACAACCTTGTTGGTTTGCCATTCTTACGTTCCGGCCCCCTCATGTTACCCATTCTGGCAAGGAAGCTAGCCCGTCTAGGATTATCTCCAGACTTGACTGGTCGCTTCAGGTTCATGCCCTGCTTGCGAGCAGAGGCGCGACCCTTTGCATTGAGTCCGCCCTTCGGATTTTTCCCTGCCTTGCGCTGCCAAGCTGGTGTCTTAGCCATCTTTCAAGCTCCGTATTCTAGCTACCAAACGCTTCGCTCTGTTTGGCACTTGGTCAAACCATTTCGAGTCAATCATTTGCTCCGCAGCCTCATTCCAATCACAAGCATCAACAGCCTTCTTCATGTTTTTAAATGCAGACAGGCGTGGCCTTCCAAGGTTAAACATCATGTTTGCTATTACAAGCTGGGCTTCTTCCGGCAGCTCGTCAAAGTCTTTGTAAAGTATGTGGCACTCTTCTATAGTCACAGCTATGTCGCGGCGGAATACTTGCTGCACTCGCTCTTCTGTAACAGCCGTGCCCACGGGCTCGCCGTACTCTGGGTCATCCTTGGTTACGAGATGCCCTATGCCGAAAGTCTCCAGACCAAGATGGTCTAGATATATCTCGTACTTACAGCCCTCATCAGCAGCAAGCTCTTGTCTGAGCTGGTCTATGTTCATTTCTTTTTCTTTTTAGCTGTCTTAGCTGATTGTTTAAAAGCCTTTGCAGTTGGCGCACCCTTTGCTCCAGGCTTTCTCATCTTCTCACTACTGCCAGCAGCGATACGTTTACGCTTTGCATGGATGTTTGCATATAGTCCACGGGTCATTTTGTCAGCCCCTTCTGCTTCTCATAAGTTCTTAGGCCACCAAGACCTAACATACCTAATAATACAGTCATCAGCGTATCCATGTCAAAA